AAGACTTAACATCAATATCTTTTTTCAAAGGTAAAGAAATATTAATAGGCGTAAAATAAGGCAAGTCTTTTGTTTCGCCAACAGATTTTACGACTAACTTTCTATCCTTAAAAGTAATAGATAGATGATCTTTAGTAATGCTAGGTGCAATACAGTCAAAAACAATGGCGTCATCTATTTCTTTTAAAGAATAAGAAGATGTAATTGCTGAAGACGTGAGATTTAAAACATCATTAGTAATCGCATCAATTGCTCTGCTATAATCTTTATAAGTGTAATGATCAACTGGAAACTCTCTAAAAACTGTACTAAACATAATTTTTCTCCTAAAATGTTGTTATATATAATTTAAACACCAAATTTAAATTGGGAACCCTCTTGAGTCATTTTTTTGTAATTTTTTATTAAAGTATTTAAATCAACCAAGTCAATGTTGCCTCCCCAACTTTCAACTAGATTTTTGATTTCTGCATAAGACATTTTATTTTTTTCAATAATGTCACATAACTCTTCTTTGTACTCCTTTACATTTTCAAAAATATAAATCTTTGTTTTATTTGCAACTTCAAACGTATTGTTTGAGTCATTAACAGTAATCAATAAAGTGGACATAATGCACCTCCTTATACTAAATATAAGAGTTTATATCACCAGTTTAACAATATCTTTATATCTAAGAATTATTAGTTCACCTTCATACAATACTTCACAAAATTGCTCTTCAATATCTCTTGTCAATAAAGTTTCGTCTATAAAGCAAAGATATACACCTTCTTTTAAATAAATAGCTTTAATTTTTTTTGTTGGCTTTTTGATACTGTAGCCAGACACAGAATTAGCTTGTTTAATATTGACTAAAAAATAAGAAGCTATTCTGTTCAAAATTGTTACGTCTTTCTCGTATGAAGATCTGCAATTGATGACGCAACAAAAGATTGAGGTTTAGTTTTAACTTTAAAACCGCAACCTGAAATGTAACCTTTGATCATATTCTTATATCTAGAAGATAAGTGGTTTGAGCTTTCATTTACATCTGCATGAATCTCTATGTTTGCTGCATTAAATTTATTTTTAATATCTAATGCAATTTCAATAGAGTCTTGCGTTTCTTTAAGCAGTCTACGTGATAAGTCTAGATAAACATCATCTTTAATTTTTTCTCTTATGTAGAAATAACGTCTATCATAAAAATCGCTATTTAAAACGCAAATAGCACTAGTAAAAATAAAGTTATAGCCTAACTTAACACTATCAGTACCTACTATAATTTTATGACCTTTACTTTTAGACACAGCTTCTAATATTTGAAACATATCTTTAGTAGATATAAGTTCTCTTTTACCTGTCTTCCAGCAGTCTTTCATTGTTAAACTCTCGTTATCTGCCTAATGTTTTTGCTTCACTTATATTACCAATAAATTGGTAAGCTCCTTTATTAAATAGGGGAGCAACACATTTAGATTTTCTTATTGCTTCTTTTATTGCAAATTTATCACCACAATTAATACAAGTTTTATACCCTAAATCTTTTCTTTTGTTAGGATATTCTTCACCGCAAACATTACAATAAGCCACATTAACCTCGCTGATAGTACTTAAGTGTTCCACAAATCTTTCTATAATAATCTTTACTGCTTAATCCAGACGCAGCAACTTCTTCTGTCCAGTCCTTATACATTGCATACCCAAGTTCAGTTAGCTCTTCTTCTACTCCAGGGTATTGAACTGGGTCGATAAAACCATCATCCGGTTTTTTCCATTGACCTTTGTTCTTTTCGTTTGTTTTATATAATTTTAAAGACTTAGGGGTATTAGAAAGCATGTTGGCGTTAAGAAGAGTTTCAGGTTTCAAGATAACTTCTAGTTTGTTATTTTCTTTGTCAATGATATTACACACACAAACAAAGTTTTTTCTACCAGATGTTTTAATAAACTTTACAAAAGCTTTTTCGTGAAACTTAAAAGACCTGATAAGACTTATTGCTTTTTTAGAAGAATACCTTTTTTCGTTAATTGCAATAGTTATTTTGTCTAATATATGTTGAAACTCTCTAGTATCTGTATGGAAGTATATCCACTTATGCTTAACACCACTAAACTTTTCTTTTATTTTGTCTTTCATAATTTCCTCTTTTTAATTATTATAAGACAAAATTAATTTTAATGCACTTTTAGTCCTCGTCAAAAACCACAGACTCAACATCGAAGCCGTATGTAGATTCAAGGTATTCGACAATATCTTCTTCTTGCGCATCACTATCAATATCATCTTCATTGATTTTCAAAGACTTAGGCAAAACTGCAATCTTTCGTGACTCTTCATAATCACAGTCTTCAAAGTCTGTCCCGTCAAACGACCAAACAATTTTTTTAACTTTAATCATACTAAAACTCCTATTTTGAGTTTATATATAATATAAAAGTTGAATTTGTTTTTACTTTTTTAATGAATTAATTTTACGATTAATATACCATATAGCTTTTTCTAAGTCTTCTATTGTCTTATTAGGATTTTTTTTGCCAGCTCTACCAATATACTTAACAGCATTTCCTAGCTCAAAATCAAGCTTCCAGGCGTTAATTACATCGATGACTTCAAACCCAGAATCTTTCATGTAGTGAATAGGATGATCTATGTTTGAACTTTCTTTCTTTTTTGATTTGCTACATTGACACATTATTCCTGCTGTGCAGGTAGAACATCGTTTACATTTTTGCATATATTATCCTTCCGCTAATATATCATCTAAAGTTTGAATTCCTAAATCTTTTAGTTCTTCGTTTGAAACTGGAATATTAATTATTTCTTTCTTTTCAATTTTGTCTTCTAAAAAGTTTCCGCTTTCAAGATTTAAATTATGTGGTACTCCTTCAAGATTAGAAATATGAGTATAATCATTGCTATCAATCCTCACTTTGATATGATCTTCTAACTTTGAACCCCAGATTCTTAGTTGAAATCTTATAAATTTTGATTTGTTATTGACTCCAGCAAATCTCATCCACGCGATACCTGTGTCTTCAAAGAGGTCAATCATGCTTGAACATCTTTTAAAAATATCTGAATTATCTGTACTAGAGTTTATTTCTGCTTCAAGAATTGATTTTATCGAATTCCAGACAGGATTACTTTTGTTAACATCTACTTTTGCCCAAGCTCGACCTCTACCCGAAAAGTCTGCAATGATATTTGACATACTAGAGTGATTTCTATCTAAAGATCCATCGACAGCTTCGTTGATAATCCTTTTAAGAAGTGTAACATTACAATTTAAGTTTTGTCCTTCCATTTCTTTAATAGCATTATTTATAGCAGGAAAAAATATTTTTCTAATTGATTGAATGTCCATTTTGAAATTCCTTTTAATTGTTTTTATTATTATACAATTAATGTGCAATTGTTACACGTGATTAGTATTTTTCTTTCATCACTTCTTTGAATTCTTTACGAGACTGCAAATGTTTATTGATCATTCTTACATTTGGCTTTTTAATTATCTTGTCAATTCTACCAGATCTTTGCCCGCCGTTAACTTGACAAAAGAAGTCAGCATACTCAATACCTGTTTCTTTATCTTTCCATGTATAAATAACTTCACCATAACCAAAATTTTGATCTGCACCTTTAATCTCAAACCAAAGCATGTCACCTTTTTTAATATCATCGATAGAGTATGACATGATCACCAAACCATTTATCGAAAGTTTGAATTAGCATTTCATAATCTGAAAGCATCATTTCGTCTTGAATACATCTAATTCTAAACTTGTCCATTTTTAGTTGTTTGCCTAATCTTGATGCTAACCTAACCAACAAAAAAGCATTGCCTTCAGGTCCTCTTAAGTCAATTTCTATTTTTTTGTATTCTAATTCTTTACGAGATCTAATCATTTACAACCTCTTACGTTCATACACTCAACAAGTTTTCTATCTTGTTTTCTTAATTTAATCTCGCACATTTGTAAACTAAACTCTATGTTCCTAACCTTAAACTCGAGTTGTCTTAACTCCTGTGTTAATAATTCATTTGTTTGAATCACTCTCTTGATTTCTTTGTTTTCTTTCATTACTCTATCATACTCTTGCCGAGAAACACAAGAACAGAAAGATACAATTAAAAAGCAAAACAAATAAAGATTTCTCATAATCGTTCCTTAAAAATCATAACCGCCTAAGCTGCTTCTATTTGATTTTGCAAAATAAGTCATCAAATCCATTTCAGAAACAAAAAAACTTACATTGTCAGAAAGTCTTAATAACTCACATTTAACAACTCTTGAAGTCCCAGATGCAGCCTGCACTGTACTACCATTAAAAATAAACTCTTCGTTCTTTGCAATAGGCTTTTTAAGCCCTTTAATACGCATACCGACTTTTGCTGGCATAAAATAGTTTCCTTTACTAGATGTAAAAACAACAGATCCTTTTCCTGTCTTTTCTTTAAATAGAATAGAATCACCTTGTCGAATTTCAACCCATTGCGTCATAGTTAAGTCCTTTATTTATAAAAGCTTTGAAAATTAAAATAAGTAAATAATAAAGTTAGTTCAGTAAATAAGAATACAAAATAAACGTCTGTTCTTTTTCTATGATTGTAAAAAGAGTGTAGATAGCTAAATACAATAACAAACGCTGTTAAAATATAAAAGTTAAACATTTTCCTCGTAAAGACCATTAAGTTTTAAGAATTCATACCAGTTTTCTAATTCTCTATCTGAAGGTTTAGTTAACACTGCTTCTTTGATAATTTTAATCTCTTGTTCTACATCTTGAAAGTCTTCAATAACTTCTTCGCTGCTTTTAGTAACCTTACGTTTAAAAGCAGTTGCTTGTTTTTTGGCCTTCCTATTTTCAGGCAGAACTTCAATATCAAGCTTAACAGGTGTATTTCCTAAAAGTGGAAAGTCTTTAGATATAGAATGCGAAACAATTAATAAATTATCAGGGTGGTCAAACTTAGATCCTTTGTATCTAACTTCAAAGATTTCAATAGGATCAGATTCAGTTCCTTCAACCTTTGAAAATCTGGCCCATCCAAAACCTTCACGATTTACATGATTAATAAAAGCAGATCCTTCTTCACAATCAGGAACAAGGTTTAAAAAACTCTGAAAAGCTCTAGAGTCTTTTGGAATCTTGACCCATGTATTTCCTCTGCCTTTATATTTTTCTTGTATTTGTTTTTTAAATTTGTTTTTCGACATATTATTGTCCTTGATGAT